CCTGCTTCTCATCAACAATCCTTTCATAACACTCAATCATGTTAATACTATCAGGAAACTGACACCGAAATATCTCAATTCTAGATAAACGCTCTTCACCATCAAACCAAGCCCTCAATGCTTTAAACTGATCCCATAACTGCCCACGGTTAAAAGCCGCAGCAGAAACGATCATAGCCATAAGCAAATCGGACATGCCTTTATAGTTAGGACACATTTTTCCAAAACCAACGAACAAAGCGACACCTAATGCACCAACAATAGCACCAAAATCTTCATTACCTTGCGCTACTTCAGCAACTCCTCCCAAAGCTCCAGGAAGAAATCGCTTCAATAACTCACAAGCTTGAGACACAGTATCACTATCCCAAGCCATCTCCAACAACACAGACGTGGCAGAATAACCAACTGCAACTCTTACAACTGTCTTAATAAACGAAATAAACAATGGTTTCAAATGACTGAAGCCATCAAGTACATCTTTCGCTTTATTAAACAGTGCAGCAGTTACAGCTGACGCAACTCCCATCACTCCATAATCAACGAACTCTCTCATCTTTTGTAAAAGAAACCGCATCAAATCTTGAACCGCATCACCAGCTTTCTTTGGAACATACATAAATATATCCCAAAGAACGCTAAATGACGCGGTTAACATAGCATAAGCCTCAGCAAAACCAGCTTGTGCTACAATCCTATGAGGATAAAACTCATAGGACAGATTCTCAGCAGCAGCTCTCCAATGAATCAACCTCACATCGTGATACTTCATAGCTAAAGATCTAGCCATGGCGTATCGGATATGAGGCGAACTCAAAGAAACGACACTAGGGTTCTCACGCAAACGAAGTAAATCGTAAACGCTACGAACTGCTAGTGGCATCCACAAAGACAAGTCAACAATACTATGACCAACAATATCATAAAGAATATGTCTACACATATCTACACCACCACAAATATCGCACCAATTGCACTCGATGTGAGCTATGGCAGGTATAGAACACGCAAAATCTTCTCCAGACATTGCTGACCAATCACCACTAGATCTCCACCTGTCTAACAACAAATTCGAAACGCCCTGATCAGGCAAAACAAACTTGTTCTCAGGCAAACGAAGATCACTCCAATGAACAACATCGATAAAAGATCCTTGAGCAACAACATTAGATACGAACATTCGCGAAGAAACGCGATACCATCCGTACTTAACATTCTTAACTCTACAATCTTCTACCATAGAACGAACAAACAAATCCCTTAACTGAACAATAACAGCTTTATTAATGGCTTCACAAAAGACGGCGTATAAATACACCCCCTCATAATCACCAATAAAAGCTGAATATTCAGTCTTAGGACGTTCACTAGCATAAAAGAACATGCTAGTAAGAAAATCTTCCATCTCGACATCCGTACACTCACGGACTCCAAAACGGTTGACTTTCATATAAGCTAGTTCCCTATTACCTGCAGCTGTATCCGCAGAATAACGAGGAACATAGTTAACGAACGTAACTTGAGGAGGAGGTATGATGTCAGTAAAACCATCATCCTCCTCATCAATCGGACCAGCTTCCAAGGCAGAACACCCCGAAAACAAATCCTGAACTAATTCATCATCCCCAACAGTAACACCAGGGACATGAACTTGAAAAAGTGCAACTCCTTCTTCAGAACCTTGCACTTCTTCCTCCTTTCCACTCAACTTACTCTCAGCAATCTCTTTAGACAATCGCTGATAGTAAGCCTTATGCTCAGAAAGAGGAATAAATCCCTCCTCCCGCTTTTGCTTGTAAGTTGCCTTACAAGCAGGAACAACGCGCTTAACCTCCGCACGAGTGAGTTTAGACTCCTCACGAGTTTCATAGATGCACTCCATGATTATACCCTGACTTGGGCGCCTAAAATAACTCGGAAAAATATAGGTAAATTAAGGCAAACTTCAACTGTAAACGAGGACTAACTCGTCACTAAATCGATCCCGCGGCCGGGACCATACTTAGCCAGCATCCATTGAACCACCATCACATTTTCCTCAAGAAAAATTAGATCATATAAACATAAGCTAGAC